AACAAAAGAAACAATCTCGAAAAAATTACTCAAAAAATTTTATCCCGATTTTAAACAAGAATATTCTGAAGATGTAGTTGATGACACTTCAGGTCGGGATGATGAATGTGATATTTATACACATGTCACATTGGATAACAATAGATGGATCTGGCACCAAGAAGTGTATGATAAGATCCTCCCTAAGTCTATAAGTAAGGCACCTGTTGACAGTAACCCCTGGCTTGTGCTACGCTTTAACCACGTAGATGGTGAAGTCTACGGACGTGGTAGAGTGGAAGAGTTCATTGGTGATCTCAAGTCACTTGAAGCACTGTCACAAGCTATCGTTGAAGGCAGTGCTGCTGCTGCTAAGGTAGTGTTTACTGTCAGCCCAAGCTCTACAACCAAGCCCGCTACTCTTGCTAAGGCAGGTAACGGTGCTATCATCCAGGGAAGACCTGATGACATTGGTGTAGTGCAAGTGGGTAAGACAGCTGACTTCCAAACTGCTTATCAAATGATTGGCTCATTGACTCAACGTTTGAGTGAAGCATTCCTTATTCTTAATGTAAGGGATTCTGAACGTACAACAGCAGAAGAAGTCAGGATGACACAACTTGAACTTGAACAACAACTTGGAGGTTTGTTCTCTTTGTTGACTGTTGAGTTCCTTGTTCCTTATCTAAATCGTAAACTTAGTGTTGCACAAAAAACTGGTGAGATTCCACGACTCCCTAAAGGTGGTATTGTAAAACCTACTATTGTTGCAGGTATCAATGCACTTGGTCGTGGTCAAGATCGTGAAAGCCTTGGACAGTTCCTTACTGTAATTGCACAGACAATGGGTCCACAGGCAATTCAACAGTTCATTAACCCTGATGAAGTTATCAAACGCTTAGCTGCTGCTTCTGGTATTGACGTACTTAACCTTGTGAAGAGTATGCAAGAACTACAAGCTGAACAACAGCAAGCAATGGCACAAGAACAGCAGATGATGGCTATGCAACAAGAACCACAACTGGCTGCTGTTGAACAAAAACGTGAACAAGCTGCTATGCAAATGATGCAGCAAGAACAACCACCAATACCACCTCAATAATATGAGCGAAACACTTACAATGAATGAAACACCCGCTGATCAGCCTGAATTTAATGCTGATGAGCAAGACTCCCTTGCAGTTGCTGAGTCTTTGGGTGAAGATCAACCGCTACTTGCTGGTAAATTCAAAGACCAACAATCACTTGAAAAAGCTTATATTGAACTGCAGAAAAAACTAGGAGAACCACGTGATGAGGTACAAACTACCGAAGACGAAGGTGAACCTGCAGAACAAGAATCAGAAGAAGAAGTAACTGAAGAAACTGATGAAGATCAGTTGACTGAAGCTCAAGCTAATCAACTGTTTGAAATGGTTGGTGGTGAGAAAGCTTACAAGTCTATGATCTCCTGGGCTGGACAAAACCTTTCTAAAGAAGAGATCCAGATGTATGATGCTGTGATGGAATCAGGTAAAGCTTCTTCTATTTACTTTGCTGTACAAGCACTGTCTGCTAAGTACAATGATGCTACTGGTTCTGATGGTCAACTTCTGACTGGTAAAGGAACTGCTAATCAATCACAAGGTTTCCGTAGTCAACAGGAACTTGTTGCTGCAATGTCTGATCCCCGTTATGATAGGGATCCTGCATACCGCCAAGAGGTTATGCAAAAACTTGAAAACTCTGACGTACAATTCTAATGACCGTTACCACCAACGATCGCGGACAACAAAACCTATTTGCTAAAGAACCTACCATGTACACTGACGACAATTACACTGTGACTCACAACGAAAAAGCTGAGATGCTTAACGGTCGCCTGGCTATGCTGGGTGTGATGGCTGCGCTTGGAGCGTACGCACTAACTGGCCAGTTGATCCCTGGAGTATGGTAATGGCTTGTGGTAAGAAGAAAGGTGGCAAAGGTGGCTACAAAAAGTAAACCTTCTGTCCGCCTAAAAATTGGTAAACATAAATCACGTACAGGTGGCCTCACGAAAGCCGGACGTGAAAAGTATAACAGAGAAACAGGATCTAACCTAAAGGCTCCACAGCCTGAGGGTGGACCTCGTAAGCGTTCCTTCTGTGCTAGAATGTCTGGCGTAAAGGGACCGATGAAAGATAGCAAAGGCCGCCCCACCCGTAAGGCACTTGCATTACGTAAATGGAAATGCTAACTATGGCTAAGAAAGGTCTTTATGCTAACATCCACGCAAAACGAATGCGTATCGCTGAGGGCTCCGGCGAGAAGATGCGTAAGCCTGGGAGCAAAGGTGCTCCTACGGCTGCGAACTTCAAAAGAGCTGCTAAAACTGCTAAGAAAAAATGACTAACACACTTATTGCCTCAATTGTTTGGATTGCATCCTGGTATGGTCCGTATTACCACGGCAGACTGACTGCTAATGGAGAGAGGTTTAATCAAATGGCAGCAACTGCTGCACATAAAACACTACCATTTGGTACAAGACTAAAGGTTTGCTATAAAACATGCGAGGTAGTAAGAGTCAATGATCGCGGTCCCTTTATTTCCGATCGGGACATTGATCTCAGTAAAGGGACTGCAGAGCGAATTGGCATGATCGGTGTAGGCGTCGCTCCTGTTTCTATTACTATTTTGAATTAATGACTATTGCTATTTCTACACCCCAACGTATTAACGTGTGGGAACAGTTTTGTCAGTGGATTACTTCTACTAATAATCGTCTTTATATTGGCTGGTTTGGTACACTGATGATTCCGTGTCTCCTTGCAGCTACCACTTGTTTCTTGCTTGCATTTATTGCAGCTCCACCCGTTGATATTGATGGCATTCGTGAACCAGTTGCAGGCTCCCTCCTCTACGGAAACAACATTATCTCAGGAGCCGTCGTACCCAGTTCGAACGCAATTGGGCTACATTTGTACCCAGTGTGGGCTACCAATTCGTTGGACGAATGGCTTTATAACGGCGGCCCATACCAGCTCGTTGTCTTCCATTTCCTCATTGGCATCTTCTGCTACATGGGGCGGGAATGGGAGCTATCGTACCGATTGGGAATGAGGCCCTGGATCTTTGTTGCATACTCTGCTCCTGTTGCTGCAGCATCTGCTGTATTCCTTGTATATCCTTTTGGACAAGGTTCGTTCTCTGATGGTATGCCACTTGGCATTTCAGGAACATTCAATTTCATGTTGGTCTTCCAGGCGGAACATAATATCCTCATGCACCC